GATTCACATCAAAGATTGTCTGTTCAACTACTACGACTTCAAGCGTCCTGAGTTTCAGCTTGTGCTTGCTTGGTTTGCTGCACAGTCTTTGACAGAAACAAAAGGTGCTTTGTCTGACATTGAAGAGAGCGACCTCGGTGACCTAGCGGCCTATGCTGAGATGGTGACGAAGCGTCAGAAGTGGTTCAACAAACCAAGCGATGATGTTGTTGCTGGCTTCAAAGCTTTGCATCCAATGGGTTGGGTGTCAGAGGAAGAGTTGAAGGCTAAGAAGAAGGGTGAGAAGCAGTACAGCTATTGGAAGAACTGGAGAGTTGCTACCAACTTGAACGTCACCATCAATGGCTTTCGTTTCGACTTCGGCACTGGTGGTATTCACGGATCTGTGTCTAACGTTATTGTTAACGCTGATGACAAACACATGATCATCGACGCAGACGTTGCATCTATGTATCCCAACATTGCCATTACCAACCGTGTCTATCCTGAGCACTTGTCTGAGAAGTTCTGTGACATCTACCAAGACGTGTACGAGCAGCGTAAGAGCTACCCCAAGGGCAGCGCTGAGAACGCCATGCTGAAGCTTGCATTGAACGGTGTGTACGGTGACAGCAACAACAAGTACAGCCCCTTCTATGACCCTCAATACACGATGACGATCACCATCAATGGTCAGTTGACGTTGTGTTTGTTGGCTGAGAAGCTGATGGAGATTGAAGGGCTGCAAGTGTTGCAGGTCAACACAGACGGTATCACTGTGAAAATGCCACGCAATAAACATGATGAATATATCAACGTTTGTGATGCTTGGCAGAGACAGGTTGGATTACAGTTAGAGTTTGCTACGTATACCAAGATGTGTATTAAAGATTGCAACAATTATATTGCTGTCTATGAATAACTATGTGGTATAACTACTGGTATGAAACCAATCATCCTACTCAAACAACGACCATTGATCTACTGTATATACAATACAGTTAATGGAAAAGTATACGTCGGAAAGACAAAGTGTATATGGAAGAGGTGCCATCAGTATTTGTCCGATGTGAGAAATGGAAACAACTCAGATCGAATGAACCCTCACTTGTACAACTCAATGATCAAGTATGGCGTTGATTCTTTTGAGATGTTCCCCCTTGAGTTTGTGGAAGAAGAACACATTTCAGAACGCGAATTATGGTGGATGCAACATCTTAATTCTTTGAATCAAAACAAAGGGTACAACCTGAGATCTGACTCATCTTCTGGAATGCATGTACACGACGAGACTAGAAAGAAGATTAGCCGCAGAGTCAAGAAAGAGTGGGAGGACGGTAAGCGGGACGGACACTCTGACAAACTTAAAGAGTCTTGGAAGAATCGAGATAGGGCTGAGCAAGGCAGAACCCTGTCAAAAACTTTGACTAAGTATTTGTATGTGATTACACACGAGGATGGACACATTGAAACTTATTCATACAGAGAACTTCAAGAGAATGGTTTGTCAAACGTGCTTGCTAAATTTCACAAAAAGAAAAGTAGCATTGAAAAGTTTAAGAACGTAACAATTGAAAGGGTCTTCATTCATGAAAGTAAAACGTAAGGGAGCCTATCAATACGAAGGGCTTGGCTGGCATCAAGATCAGGGTGGCTTGGTCATACCGATGGCGGCTGAAGCGGCTATGCTGCATGGCATTCCTCTCGACGTGTACATCAAAGGTCACAAGAACAAGTATGACTTCATGCTTAGGGTGAAGGTGCCCCGTAGCAGCAAGCTTGTGATGGTGATGCAGGACGGTACAGAAGTGCAACAACAAAACATGTGTAGGTTCTATGCTTGCAATGCAGGTGGTGCTCTTGTCAAAGTGATGCCACCTCTGAAGGAAGAAGCTGAGCCACGCCGCATAGGTGTTGGTGATGGCTACGGTATGTGGACCTGCAACGACATCAACGACTTCACATGGAAAGATGTTGATTACAAATACTACATTGACGCCGCTGAAAAGTTGGTGATACAATAGGTCTAGCGACCTGAAGAATATAGGAAGCTGACCCCTATTGAATTGGTCAGCATTTAAATCAAAGGAAACTCAAATGAGTGACAAGTTGAAACTGAAAGCCGATGTATATTGGGCTTCGTTGAATCGTAAGAACGAGATGGCTGATGCCTACACAGTTGACCTGTGTAACCTGTCCGATAAGGCAGTGGCTGCATTGGAAGAAATGGGTATCTCTGTGCAAGAGAACCTTGAGAAGAAGCCTGAGCAGGGCAAGTACATCACCTGCAAGAGCCAACGTCCCATCAAAGCCTTTGACACTGACAACGAAGAAATCGTTGAAGACATTGGTAACGGCAGCAAAGCAATCTGTATGATTGGTAGCTACGCTTGGACATACAAAAACAAGAAAGGCGTTAGCCCTTCGCTGGCTAAGTTGGTCATCACCGACTTGGTTGAGTACGCAGCTGGTGGCAACATCTCTGCTGATGATGAAGACGTTCTGTAATACTTAAAGGAAATACTATGCAAATCAAATTGGACCTCCACCTCGACACCGTTAACGCTTGCCTGACTGCATTGGGTAAGCTGCCTTACGAGTTTGCTGCACAACACATCAATGTCATTCAGCAACAAGCTGCCCCACAGTTTGAAGCTGCACAGGCTGCTGCTAAAGCTGAGCAGGCTGAGCAACCAGCAGCAGGCTTGAGCGACTGATGATTGCGCTTCTGGACTCGGACATTTATTGTTACCGAGCCGCAGCAGCATGTGAGAACGAAGATGAGATGCAGGCTATCAGATCGGTAGACTCTCTCATCATCAACACTCTCATGTGTGGTGTAGATAAGTGTGGCTACGTTGATGAGTGGAAGCTCTTCCTTACTGGTAAGGGCAACTTCAGAAACAACATAGCCGTCACAGCCCCCTACAAAGGTAACAGAGCAGACAAAGTAAAGCCTAAACATCTGGCTGCACTGCGTCAACATCTGATGCAAGAGTGGAAAGCTGACATGTCTGAAGGTCAAGAAGCCGATGACTCCATTGCCATTGAAGCTACAAAGCTTGGTGATAATGGGGTCATTGTTTCGTTGGACAAAGACTTAGACCAAGTGGCAGGGTGGCATTACAACTTCGTCAAGAAGGAAGCCTACTACATCTCTGAAGCTGAAGGGTTGCTCAGGTTGTATATGCAAATCTTGACAGGAGACACTGCTGATAACATCATAGGTCTTCGTAACATTGGCAATGTTAGAGCCAAGAAAATGTTAGAAGGAGCAGAGGATGAGACAGAGATGTTTCAGCGCTGTGTTGAAGCCTATGATGGCAACGAAGATAGGGTTGTTGAGAACGCCCATCTACTTTTCTTACGTAGACATGAAGGACAAACATGGACTCCCCCCTCAAACCGAACGATGTAGCTGTAGTGCTACGACCCATCATTGAAGATGGTGTTGAATGGGACGGTGCGTTCCAGATGTTGGTGAATGTTGCTGGACCTGTGACGCTTGGTGAAGAACCAATGCGTAGCCTGATGACTGTGGCAAGCTACCTTGCTGCTGCTGTTCCGTTGATGGAAGAGAGCGCACGGTTTACTGAGTTGTTGCGTGACAAGGCTGACACAATGATTGGTGATGTTGTCATCGGTGACAGCATGACTCCGTTGCTTAGACATAACACTAAGTGTGAGGGAGGTGTGCAATGAGAGAGTGTGCTACCTGTATTTATCGTCACGTAGATGGCAACTCTGAGCCTTGCATCAGTTGTGACAGTAACGCTAGTCATTGGGTTGCTATGCCAAACTACAACCCAGAAGATGTGGCGTTTACTAAGACCACTGCTGGTGTCAAGTACGACAACGGCAAACCGCAATGGTCTTTGCTGCCCTTCAGAGCACTGACACAGGTCGTTGAAGTGTTGACCTACGGTGCGAAGAAGTATGCTCCCGACAACTGGAAGAAGGTGCCTGATGCTCGTCGTCGTTACATCGACGCAGGCTTTCGTCACTTCACTGCCTATACCAGTGGTGAAACACACGATCCAGAAACTGGTAAGCATCATCTGGCTCACGCTATTTGCTGCCTACTCTACCTTGTAGCCTTTGACTTAGGAGAACATAATGACAAAAGTAACAGTGACGTTTGAAGCTGAGATTGATGTTGATGACTTGGGTGCTGAGTATACCAACGAAGACTACCTCATCGACACTGTCAAGGAACATATCATCTATGCCATGAGTAGGCTTGATGCAGAGATAACATTCAACAAGGTTGATGTGGAAGGACTAGAATGAAACTAACAATCACTGATGCTGAGAACGGCTTTGTTGTAGCGGTGGAAGACACACCCGATAGCATCTACTACTTCGTTGCGCTAGACGTTGACGATGTGTGTGGTATTGTGCAGAACATCTTAGTTGAACCACGAGATGTGTTGGACATGACCAACGTTGCCTTTGAAGCTGTACCAAGTGACAGATAAGAAACGCAATGGTGGTGAATGGACAGAGGCGCGATTCAAATCTTTCGTGACCTCTGCCCTACGTGCTGCATCACGACGATGGCCTCCGAAATACAAAGCTTTGAAGGAAGCTTTCGCTGGCAAAAAAGTGAATGCAAAGACTGGTAAGCTGGCAATGCATTACACGTGTGCTGCTTGCAATAAACTCTATGTTGCTACCGATGTACAGGTCGATCATATTAAGCCCGTTGTAGACCCTAAGAAGGGGTTTGTTAGCTGGGATGTTTATATCAACCGTATGTTCTGTGAGATAGAAGATTTGCAGGTGATGTGTAAGCCTTGTCATAAAATCAAAACTGATCAAGAGAAACTTGAAAGGAAGAAGAAATGAGCTTCATCAAATATCAACACCTTGAACGCTACGGTAACACCGAAGTGGAAGGCATTGAAGTGGGGACATGCTATGTGTTCCCTAAGCTGGATGGTACTAACGGTAGTGTTTGGTATGAGGCTGGCACACTGCGCTGTGGTAGTCGCAACCGTGAGCTATCACCGGACAACGACAATGCTGGTTTCATGAACGCCATGATGGACAATGTACCCGTACTAACGTACATAATGGCGAACAACGAACATGTTCTCTACGGTGAATGGCTTGTGCCGCACACGCTGAAGACCTACAACGACGATGCATGGCGCAAGTTCTATGTGTTTGATGTGTTTGATCGTAAGAAAGAACGGTTGCTTAGCTATGACGAATACTCCGAAGGACTCGTTGCTGCTGGTATCAACGTCATTGCTCCCATTGCCATCATCAAGAACGGCAGCATCGACCACTTCACTGAGTGTCTGAGTAAGGCACACTACTTGGTGAAGGACGGTGAAGGTAGTGGTGAAGGTGTGGTGGTAAAGAACTACGACTACCAGAACAAGTATGGTCGTCAGACATGGGCCAAGATTGTCACCAACGAATTCAAAGCCAAGCATCACATTGCAATGGGTGCGCCTGTTGTTGGTTGTGAAATCGTTGAAGAGAAGATCGTTGCTAAGTATGTGACGCAGGCTTTGGTGGACAAGGTTGTTGCAAAGATCACGAATGAAATGGAAGGATGGTCTAGCAAATACATCCCTCGTTTGATTCACACTGTATACTACGACCTAGTCACTGAGGAAACTTGGAACTTCGTGAAGGAGTTTAAGAATCCAAAGATTGACTTCAAGGTGTTGTCGCACTACACGACAGCGAAGATCAAAGAACTTAAACCGGAGTTGTTCTGATGAAAATAGAAATTGAAAGCATCAAAGAAAACGATGATGGATCTGCAGACTGCAACATCTACCTAGACGAAGCAGCCAAAAACTTCCTGATTCGTTACGCCATTATTGCCTGCATCACCGATGCTATCGAAGCAGGCAAGCTTGCAACACCAACAGAGGAAACAGAATGAATCTTGATCAATACCAACGGTCAGCAATGACCTTCCGTTTGCCTACAGCAGACCGTGAATATGCCCTACTCAATCTCTTTGCCGAGGCTGGTGAAGTGGCAGGTAAGGCTGCAAAGCACCGCCGAGATGGGGGCGATGTTGAGGAATACAATATGCACATCAAAAAAGAACTTGGTGATGTGTTGTGGCAGGTTGCTGCGGTTGCTAAAGACCACGGCTGGATGTTGTCACAAGTGGCTGAGCACAACCTTGAGAAGCTGTCATCAAGGCAACGGCGCGATGTCATTCAGGGCAGCGGTGATGCTCGATAGATGGTATAACTCCTACCCCTCCCTCACAAGCAGCTTCGGCTGCTTTCTTTTCCTCTAACACAAAGGTATTACTCCATGACATTCAAGGTTGACATTGACCTATCCCGTGACGCATTGTTCGACGAACTCGGACTGCAACGTCTTAAAGAAAGCTACATGAAAGATGATGAGACAAGTCCACAAGAACGATTCGCATTCGTATCTGCAGCGTTTGCAAGCAATGAAGAACATGCTCAAAGACTTTATGACTACTCTAGTAAGCATTGGCTCAGCTATTCTACTCCTATCTTATCTTTTGGTCGTTCTAAGCGCGGGTTGCCTATTAGCTGTTTTCTTAATTATATGGATGATAGCGCAGAAGGTTTGGTCGATAACCTTTCAGAGACTAACTGGCTCTCGATGATGGGTGGTGGTGTCGGTGTTCACGTTGGTATCCGCAACAGCGATGACAAGTCGACAGGGGTTATGCCACACTTGAAAATCTATGACGCTAGTTCATTGGCCTACCGTCAAGGACGTACACGCCGTGGTAGCTATGCTGCCTACCTCAACATCAATCACCCTGACATCATCCAGTTTCTGGAGATGCGTAAGCCCACTGGTGACCAGAACGTTCGCACCTTGAACATGCACCACGGCATCAACATGTCTGACGAGTTCATGAACATCATCGAACGCTGCATGAAAGACGACAACGCAGACGACAGCTTCAACCTAATCAACCCTGCCAGCGGTGAAGTGGTTGAGACTGTGTCGGCTAAGTACCTGTGGCAGAAGATCTTGGACCTGCGTATGCAGACAGGTGAACCCTATCTTGTCTTCATTGACACAGCCAATAAAGCTTTGCCATCTTGGTTGCAAGACAAAGGCTTCACCATCAACGGTAGCAATCTCTGCACAGAAATCTTCTTGCCAACAAACGAGAAACGTACAGCTGTATGCTGCTTGTCTTCACTGAATTTGGAATACTATGACGAATGGAAAAAGGACAAACAATTCATCCTTGATGTTATGGAGATGTTGGACAATGTGCTTCAATACTTTATTGACAATGCACCAGACACTATCGCTCGTGCTCGTGCCAGTGCTCTCATGGAGCGTAGCATCGGTATCGGCACACTAGGCTTCCATGCTTTCCTACAAAAGAAAGGTGTTGCCATTGATGGTGTCATGGCTAAAAGCTACAACAATGAAATCTTTAAACACATCCACAGCCAATGCACGATTGGTGATGCTATCTTGGTTACATCACGTGGCGAATGCCCTGATGCACATCTCAGTGGTATTCGTCGTCGCTTTAGTCACTGGACTGCTATTGCACCTAACGCCTCTAGCAGCCTGATCATGGGCAATACGTCCCCATCAATCGAGCCTTATCGCGCTAATGTATTCCGTCAAGATACATTATCGGGTGCGTTCGTGTACAAGAATCGTTTCCTCAAAGCAGAGCTTGCACAGCTTGGTAAAGACGACGACGATACATGGGCATCCATCATTGCCAACGATGGTTCTATCCAGCATCTGGACGTGCCTGAACAGCTGAAGGAAGTGTACAAGACAGCGATGGAGATTGATCAGCGTTGGTTGATTGAGCTTGCCGCTGATCGTCAGAAGTACATTGATCAGGGACAGAGTGTGAACTTGTTCTTCCCTGCTAACGTGTCTGTGAAGTATCTGCACAGCGTTCACTTCCTTGCTTGGAAGAGTGGGCTGAAGAGTCTGTACTATCTCCGCAGTGAGAAAGTGAAGAAGGCAGACAAGGTTGGTGCGCAGATTAAACGTCAACGCATCGAAGATGAAATTGATTTGAAAAGCATTGCAGATGGTGACACCTGCTTGGCTTGCGAAGGATGAATATGTATACTAATGATTTTTTAGGAAATGAAATCGACATCGATGATTACTTTGCGTATTACGTTGCGTCGGGTAAACATCATCAATTATGTCTGTTTCAATTCAAAGGACTCACAGATAAAGGAAGAGCGAAAGCAAAACTCTTGAAGCGCTCATCTACCACTGGATGGACAACAAACAGAGCGCCTTTAGGTGTCAGAGTTTGGGACAATAAGTTAAAAAACTTTAGATCAACAACTGATGATGATCGTAAAAAACAAGCTAACAAACTATTCTACTTAGAAGCTATGCATGAGAGATCAATCAAGCTGTACAACTTTAAGGAAGCAGAATGACAAAGACTAAATCAGACATTACACAAGAACGTACCATCTTCAAGCCGTTCAAGTTTCCTTGGGCCTATGACGCATGGCTACAACATGAGCAGTCTCATTGGTTGCACACTGAAGTGCCTATGTCAGAAGACGTTAAAGACTACAAGAAGTTGAACAAGGATGAGCAGGAGTTTCTGACAAAGATCTTGCGCTTCTTTGTGCAGGGTGACTTGGACATTGGTAGTGGCTACCACGATCATTACATTCCTCTGTTCCGTCAACCGGAAGTGCGAATGATGATGAGTGGGTTTGCTGCTCGTGAAGCTTTGCACGTTGCAGCCTACGCACACTTGATCGAAACATTGGGTTTGCCTGAGTCAACCTACAACGAGTTCCTGCAGTATGCTGAGATGCTTGAGAAGCATGACTATCTGCAACGACTCAACACATCACCAGTGGCTGAGAAGATTGCTGTCATCTCTGCCTTCGGTGAAGGTATGCAGTTGTTCTCCAGCTTCGTTATGCTGCTCAACTTCGCACGTAACGGTAAGCTGAAAGGGCTTGGTCAAATCATTAGCTGGTCCATCCTTGATGAGACTATGCATGCTGAAGGAATGATAAAGGTCTATCGTGAATATGTTAAACATCATCAAGACGAAACAACACCTGAACAGATTAAAGAGATTGCTAAGGAGATGGTTGCTCTTGAGGACCAGTTCATTGATCTTGCTTTTGGTATGGTGGAAGTTGAGAAGCTCACCAAAGAAGAAGTGAAAGAGTACATCCGCTACATTGCAGATCGTCGACTCATCGCTATGGGCATGAAAGGAATCTACAAGATTAAGAAGAATCCTTTGCCGTGGGTTGATGGCATGCTCGGTACATCACACACCAACTTCTTTGAACAGAAGGTTACAGACTACAGCAAGGGTGCTCAGACTGGAACATGGGATGATGTGTGGGGTAAGGCAGCGTGAGACACTTCACTGTCAGCTATAGCAGCCAGAACAACGTCTTCAAAGGTGTTCTGCATGTTGAAGCTATGACAATCTCTGATGCTCAAGATAAGTTTCTGTCTTGGCTTCGTGAGCAACCCAGCTATGCACATCTCTGGCAACTCTCGTTTGAGTTTATAGAGATTGGCGCTAGTCTGTAAAACCAAAGGAAGCTCCTGTACAATGGGGCTTCCCTCAACCAACCTAGGAAGTATCAATGGTTACTAAGAAACGAGTAGTGTCGCACGTCATCCCTGACGCACCAGCACCAGCTACAAAGAACAATAGCTTGCGTGTTCGTCTTGATGACATGTCAACTATTCAACCCAAGACAGCAAAGCAGAAAGAGTTCTTTGATGCCTACAACGCAGGAGACTACTTCATGTGTCTGCACGGTGTTGCTGGCACAGGCAAGACCTACATTGCCCTGTACAAAGCGCTTGAAGAAGTGATGGACAAGACCAGCCCTTACAAGAAGGTTGTCATTGTTCGTAGCTCTGTACAGAGTCGTGACATGGGATTCTTGCCCGGTGACGCTAACGAGAAGATGGAGACATTCATTCAGCCCTATCGTCAGATCTGTGCCGACCTGTTCAACCGCAAGGATGCATGGGACCGCCTGTCTGAACAAGGCTACATTGAGTTCATTTCAACCAGCTTCATTCGTGGCACCACATTCACCAACTCCATCTTGTTGGCTGATGAAATTCAGAACATGACGTTTGAAGAACTCGACACCATCGTCACTCGTGTTGGTCATACATCGAAGATCATCTACTGCGGTGACATTCGACAGACTGACTTGAAGAAGAAGGATGACAAGACAGGCTTGCCAAAGTTCTTGGACATTGTGCAGGACATGCGAGAGTTCAGCCGCTTTGAATTTGGTATGGACGATATTGTTCGTAGTAGTTTGGTGAAGAACTACATCATCGCCAAAACACTTTACGAGGATCGTCAATAATGTTACTCATCGAACTGCGACAAGGCATTGGCCTTGACATTGAATTCAACCAAGACATCTGCCACATTGCTGACACTGACGAGATTGAAAATGGTTTGTTTGCCTTCATCGGCATCATCATCCTGTTACCGTTCGTCAAAATCTACATCGGTGATATGAACTTGATAGGTGGTAAGAAGTGATTGAAGTTGTTGTTACTGGCGAAATGCTCGTCACTGCTAGAGACAAAGCTGCAGAGATGGGTAAGCTGCGTAACAGCATCACCCGTGGGGCTGGCAACATTGCTGGCTTCATAGGTGAAGCTATCGCTCAACAGGTTATGGGTGGTGTGTTAGCCAACACATACGAATATGACCTCATCCTGTGCAACGGTAAGACAGTGGATGTGAAGACTAAACAGACCTCTGTCAAACCATTAGACACCTATGAGTGCTCTATTGCTGGACTGAATACAACTCAAGAGTGTGACTACTATGCTTTCGTGCGAGTTAAGAATGACCTATCTGTAGGTTGGTTCTTAGGTGTGTACGAAAAACAACAGTATATGCTTGACAGCGTGTTCATGAAAAAGGGTACAATTGATTCCAGCAACGGCTACACTGTAAAGTCTGATTGCTACAACCTCAAAATCAACCAACTGAAAGGACATGAATATGTCAACCAATAAAGCAACTATTGTCTTCACTGACGACAACGATGGTAGCCTCTCTATTCAGATTACATTTGAACCTGAGCAACCTAACAAGGAAAGCAATGCACACATCGCTGCTGTGTTGGCTCACCAGTACATCGTCAAGAAAGTTGATGAGGCTTACAAAGATGAATCAGCCGAATGAACCTGTGAAGCGCACGTCTGTTACCACCACAGACATGCAGCAGAAGACAAAGAAGGTGGAGTACCATCGCGTTGCTGATACGACAACAACGTTGTGTTTTCTACATCTGCATTGTGGCTTCCTCATCCTCGGTAAGAGTGCTTGTGTAGACCCTGCTAAGTACAATCAAGCCCTTGGTGAGAAGTATGCTTACGAAGATGCCATCAATAAGATGTGGGAACTAGAAGGTTATCTACTCAGCAACGAACTCTATGGAGACAACTATGCAACAACAGCGCCCTGAACGTCCAGCACCATTGAAGATTCAAGTTGGTCAAGGCTACTACGCATTCAGTCGTGGATGGCTCAACAACCAATACGATCCTGAATCGGTAGCTGGTAAAGAATGGCAACGTGGATTTGACATGGCCTACTTCGACAACCTTGCAAGGATTTCCAAATGACATTCAATCGTCTGCATAACATGCGTAACCCGCATCAAGGCAGCAACAAGAAAGTGTTGTGTGTCTGTTCAGCTGGGTTGTTGCGTAGTCCTACGCTGGCTTGGATCTTGTCTAATGAGCCGTTCAACTTCAACACTCGTGCTGTAGGAACATCAAGTGAATACGCTTTGATTGTGTTGGATGAGGTGCAGCTTCAATGGGCCGATGCTGTTGTCTTTGTTGACGATGGTAACTACCAAGCTGCTCGGTACGACCTTGCTGAATTGATCGACAATATGGAACATCACGTGTTGAAGATTCCTGACATCTATGAGTTCAGACATCCCAAGCTTGTAGAGGCTGCGACAGCGCAGTTGAAAGAAGCATTCAAGATGTGATATAACATTGACAGCGGGGATTCAGGGTATCCGTAAGTCTCATAAG